TATATATTATACCATAAAAAAAGGGATCGTCAAGATCCCTAGTAAATTGCTTTCATAATATATTCTGTAGATAATATAGGATCATTTCCTAGAAGATCTAATTGTATTTCATCTGCATCCACATATACATCATCTTTATCTTTTCGACAATGATGCCAGTAATATGTGCCATCCTCTCTTTTATAAAAGTAACTGGTGTTATGTGAATCAAGAGTAAACAATGCAACAACGTAAGGATATTCAATCTTACGATTTGGGTCTGGTCTACATGACTTACCCATGTCAGCATACATGGGTCTTGCACCACTACCATGAGGGGTAGGTAAGTTTACCCCATGGTCTCCAAATAAATCGTAGCCTTTAACCATTAAAGATACTCTTTTCTTGCATGATGTTCTGGAACTACTTTACCAAGTTTGATAGTAAGCATTCCATCCTCAAATTTTACATCTTCGACTTTTGTATCGTCAGAGAGTGTCCATTGTCTTGTAAATGATCTTTGTGCAAGTCCTCTATGTGTGTAGTTCTCAGGTTCTGCTTTCTCTTCCCTGTTGCCTTCTACAACTAATCTACCATATTCTGTGTAGACATTCACATCTTTTTTCTTAAATCCTGCAAGTGCAATCTCAAGTCTGGACTCATGATTATTAAGAGTGATTAGATTGTATGGTGGATAGTTGGATGAATAATCATCATTAAAAAATCGGTTAAGATATTCATCCATACCTATACCGTTTCTGTTTATTATTTTCATCAACTCTGGTAAGTTTGCAGAGTGATACCTTTGTAGTGAGTTCATAGTTCTCCTTAGTAAGCGAGTGTTTAATTTGGATCCTTTCGGCATCCAATACTATTTAACCATAAAACGCAAAAAAGAGGGGGTGGTTTTCCCCCCTTTTTTAAGGATTCATTGGTCTGCTCCTATTCTAGAAGTGATCTACATTCTAATGCACATGACTTGTCTCCGTCTTCGCATTCAACAATACACTCAAAGTAGTCATCTATTGGGTCTGTATTAGATAAATTGAAAGGCACCCAAGAGTTCAAATTGTTGAATGATATTGGATTGTGCATAGGCATCGTCTCCTTATATACTCATTATTATGTATGAAAGAATTTATACTTATGTCATGATTTCTTAACAAAAAGAAATGCCTAGTCGGTCTTTTTCTTTTTACTTCCGATGTTATATTTTGTTTCTAATATCCAATCTCCTTTATCCTTATAAGATAAAACTTTAATCTGATTAAGAGGTGCAATATCTTGTATTTTTTCCACATTCATAATATCCACCAGACCCCAATCAGCTAGTAGTTGGACAATACGGTTACGTCTTTGAACATCATTCTGTGTAAGATTTGCATGCTTACCATCCAATGCAAACAACTCTTTAAAATGCACAATAAAATATCTTCCCTGCTTATGCAGTATATGACATGACTGATATATCTTTTTCTCTTTTCGGGATGCTACACCAATTCTTGTGAGAGTTTCTCTGACTTTCAGGAAATCATCAGGTTCACTAAGTGAAATTTCTATCATCTGGTCAGACGACCAATTCACTTCTGGTTCTTTAACCACACTCATTTCGATCCTCCAGTTTCAAATTTCGATTTTATAAAATTAAGTTGTTCTTTGGAAAGAATTTTTAGAATCTGTTTTGCTTTTTCGTTACTATATCCATAATAACGTTTGACATAATCTAGATCTTTGATCTCATCCTTACGAAGCCAAGGAGAAAATCGTTTCTTAACTCTGAGTGTATTTATAAAAAAGTCATATTGCATCTTCTTTGGTAAGAAATTATACTTATTCATTTCATTTGCAAACATGATCGCATCCAGATGACCAGAATAGCAACGATTAATTATATAAGGTGGATAATCTTTCTCAATTGACGGGTCTTCATCAATTAAATTTTTCTTTGTTTGATTTATAGAGTTTAACCAATCTTTAAGTTCCATCATAGTCCACCACGATAAAGCATTTCTTGAAAAAGTTTATTTCCTTTTTTAATATTTTCTCTCCAATCAGATGCAGCGTTTTCATCTGCCTTATCTGATATGTATTTAAAGCACTTAAAATCAACATCATACTTCTTACATACTCTGGCAATTGCATATGCTTCCATATCCACTATATCACATTCTATCTCTGGTTTACCAACTGCAAAGGAATCACCACTTCCAACAACTAAACCCCTTTTACCTATACGAACACCTTCTTCAAATGGAGTTTGACCTAATCTAAATCCAAGTGGACGAACATCCATATCACGATCAACATATCCAGTAACCTCAACCAAACCAGATATATCTCCGACAGCACCCGCAGTTCCATAATTAATTATTCTCTTTGCTCCAGAATCTATAGCTTCCATGGCAGCAATGGTAGCGTTTACTTTACCACAACCACTCAAATAAATCGAATATCCTTTTAAATCTTCTGCCTCTTCTGGTAGTGCAATAATAATCGATGTTTTCATACAAGTAGTTGTTCAAGTGGTGTTATAGGATGTATGTCATAGTTAGTGACTAATAATTCAGTTTTAATATTTTCATCAGTTCCTTTATCTCCACGATGTGCCATTGAATATCTTAACTTCCATTCTTTTAGATTGTAATCTTTATACAACTCACACAAACGATCATTTAGATTATATGTAATCATAAATTTAGATTTACATTTATAAACTTCTTGTGCAAATCTATCATGATCAAATGATTTATGCATCTCACGATTCTTACCATATAAAAAATCCTTAATATCATATGGTGGATCTAAAAATATAAAAGCATCACCAGTAGCATATGAGTTCATAACCTCAGAATAATCTAAATTAGTTATTTTCCAACATCTAATTAACTTTGAAAAATCTGCAAGTTTCCTTGCTCCAACTAATGAAAAATTAGAGTTAGATGCTGTTTGAGAAAAAGTGCTGTTTTCTGTGAGACCAGAAAAACTACACTTATTCATAATGAAGAAAGCTACTGCCTTCTCAAAATCATCATAAGTATCAATTTCTTCTTTGTATTGATTAAATAAATCTTTTGCTCTCTGTGTTACTTTATCTGGATCACCAGCATCAAGTGTATTTTGTTTCTCTTCATAAACTCTTTCAGATAATTCTTCACCATTATCTCTTAACTGCAACCAAAAATTATACAGGGGAATATAGAGATCATTGATCCAAATTGGTATATGTGGATTTTTCTTTGCAACATCTATCGCAATAGATCCACCACCAATAAATGGTTCCCGATATTCAGATATTTTTTTTGGATACCATTGAGAAAGTGTTTTGATAGCTTTTGATTTCCCGCCAGGATATCTCAATGGTGTTTTGAGAGATTTATCAAACATCAATATACGTTAGGATATCTTCTTAAATCTTCTTTTTCTTGTATAATAGTAAAAACTTCTGTAAGGTCAATCACACTCTGAGTCATTATACGATAACCCATTCCAAGATAGATTTGACCTGCGATAACTGCTGCAGTGGCAGCACCCCAGAAGATATAATACTTGTTTGATTTAACTTGATGTTTTAGTTTTGTCATGTTTTTGATTTTCATTTAAATTCACACTCCACCATGATTTCGGTTAATGCAGCTAAGAGATTTATCTCTTGATCGGCAACGAATGCCATTTGATACTGATACTTTGCGATCACTAATACTGCTGCAGGAATACTGGTCGGCACCATTGTATCATATAAAGTATCATAAATGCGTCGAAGTAAAACAGATGGATCATTATCTAGATTGGCAACAACCCATTTACGAACTTCAGAAAAGTTTTTCTGTTTAAGATTTTTGACTAGATCATCCACAGCAACATCAGAAAATGCTGCAAGTATTCCACTATCTATTTTACCACTTACAGAATATCTTTGACACTCATTCAACACTCTCCTCCAATCAGGAAAATGTTTATTAATTAATTGCACTATAACTTTCTTATCTGATTCAACTCTCTCAACTTCTAATATGTGATTAATTCTAGAAAAGAACTGTGCCGCTATTGCTGGCTTGTCTTTTTTATTAACTGAAAAGTCAACAACTGAGCAACGAGAATGTAGTGGCTCAATAATTTTGTTCTTATAGTTGCAGGTGAAAATGAATCTGCAGTTCCTAGAGAACTCCTCAATAGACGCTCTGAGAAGGAGTTGTACATCGGAAGTGGTATTGTCTGCTTCGTCAATGATGATGAC